GCGCCCCACACGGCAGTGGCCATGTCGGCCACCAGCGTCCCGAACGAGGTCAGCGTGCGGGTCCCCACGGCCCACACGTCGGCCGCGCTGTGGCTGGATCGGCTCGATACCGTGGCGTTCAGGTTGTCGCCGACGATCTTGCCGGCCGTGCCAGAGCCATAACTGCCGGGGAGCGCCGTGCTCCACGGGTCGCCTGCGCTGGCCGCCGAGTTCAGTTTGTTGCCCATGGTCCCGGACGTATTGTGGTCGGCCGAGGCCTCGTCCCACATGGCATCTACGAGGTCGGTTGACGTGCCGATGGCATCGTGGAACGGCTGCAGGCCGTCCGTGGAGGGGTCGAAAGCGCTCGTGTCGCCGTTCGACAGCATGCGGGAGATGACCGTGTTGTCGGCCACCTCGGCGGTCATGTCGGCGGCGGCCGTGGCGGTCTTGCAGAGGTGGTCCAGGTTGTTCGCCACCAGCGCGTCATCCGCTTCGCTCTGCACTTCGGCGTCCCAGGCGGGGTTCCACGGAACGGCTGTCAACCCGGCGCCCGCCGCGCCGATGTCATCGGTCTGTGCCTCGATCGCGGCGATGTCGGCGGCGATGCTGGCCCCGGCCGGCGCGCCGAGGCGGGTGTAGGCGTCGCCGGTCTGCGCCGTGCTGGTGGCCGCCGTGCCGACGCTGGCCAGCACCGTGACGCCGGCCGCACAGGTCACGGCTTGGGTCTTGATGGTGTCCACGTCCACCTTTGGCTTGATCGTGCCGCCCACGTAGCCCGTGCCATCGAATGCCGCTTCGCAGTTGTCGGCGGCCGTCGCGTCCCCGCTGATCTGCGTCGCGTTGGCGGGAATGGGCGTGGTGCCGTCGCAATAGGATTCGAGGTTGTCAGCGGCCGTGCTGTCGCCCGAGATGGCCACGACGTCCACCGGAAGGTTGATGAGCTGGATATAGCAGCCGATGATGACCATGCCCGTCACGGTGCCGTGGACCAAGACGCCGTTGGCGCCCGCCGCGCAGGCCGCATCCGGGAGGTCCAGCCGGTAGTAGCCGTTGCCGATATGGAGAAACCCGCCGTCCGCGTGCGCCGCATCCAGGCCGGCGAGCGTTGCCTCCGTGATATCGGTCGAGGTCGCGCCTTCCCGCCGGTACTCCAGGTCAATCCCGGACGTGTTGTAGACCACGCCGGTCTCGGGCGTGCCGTCGGTGCTGTCAATGATGCGGATGACCACACTCACGTCGGTGGTGCCGGCCTTGATGTTGTACGTGATCACTGCCTATCCTCCGTGGTGCGCCATCATCTGCCGCAGGATGCTCGTGACCGCCGCGGCCCCCTTGTACGTCGCAAGAATCGCTCCCCACGGGGCCGCCGCCCCGGTCACGGACCACGAGGCGGACTGCGCGCCCGTCGCCGTGAGGATCTTGTACGCGCCGCCGCTCACGATGTAACTTGCCGCTTCCCCTTCGTTGAAGATCACCGTGTACCCGGAGGGGTCGGTGACCGTCTGCGTGGAGCCGGTCGTGTTGATCTCTCCGAATCCTGCCACCACGATTTCATCGGCCTGGGTTGTGGCATCGCTATCGCCGGTGGCCGGAGCCGTCGAACTCCCGGTCGCGGTCTTCGTTTTGTCGAGCGCGCCGGACGTCGCGGCCGAGCGGACGGCAATGGCGCCCATCGTGATACCTGGCGTGCCGGCGGATGCCGTGAAGGTGATAGTGAACGTGCCCGACGGTGCGCCGATGTTCTGCCGCGACCAGACGCCGACGTTGCCGTAGTAGACTCCGCCATAGTTGTACTGGCCCGACGATGCATCCAGGACATAGGACCCGCCCTGGTTGTCGGTGACGTTTCCATTGGCCAAGGTGACCGCGCCGGCGCGTGCCGCCGTCACCACAACGATGATGGCGTCCCCAGCCGCGGGGAGTGACGCGAACGACACCGCCAGCGATGCCGCGCCGCCGGTCCGCGCCTTGCCGGTGTTGAGGGGAACGGTAACGGCCATGGCTTTATCCGATGCCCGCCATCGTCAGAATCTCCGCATCGCTGAACCGCGGGATGTTGACCCCGAACGCGGCCTGCAGCCGGTCGAGCAGAAACAGGTTCGTTTCGAGTCCTTTGAACACCGTCCCGGCATGCGCGCCATCCGCCAGCATGGCGTTATGCGGTTCGTCGCCCGCGTCGAAGAAGCCGATCTTTTCGCCACCGACGGTCATGTCGTTGTTGCCGTCGAGAGGGTAGGCGCCCGTGATGATCGCCACCGAGTCATGCCGGTCAATCAGCGCCACGTTACTGGATCGCTCCGCGATCAGCCCGGCAACCTGGAAATTGGTGTCGTCTATGGCGTCCGTCACCCGCTGCCGATAGGTGGCGTTGGGATAGGACCCCGTGATGTAGGGTCCATGGTCGAATGCGTTTGTCACGAGGATGCGAATGCTCGCGTTTTCCGCGATGAGCGCGTCCAGTGCGTCTTCAATGTTGCCGACGATGGAGGCTATTTTGGCCGTGAGCGTCGCCCCGCTGATGGTGCCGTCGTACACCGGCTCGTAATTGCCCTGGGCCGGCGTCCAGTCGTTCGAGCCGATCCAGATCAGGACCGTGTCGCATTGGCCCGCCGCGACCTGCGCCGCGAGGCCTGTATGCTGGCCGAGCGCAACAATGGATCCGGTGCCGCTGACATGTTGACCGCCCGCCGTCGCGCCGGACAGCGCCCAGTTGCGCTCATAGCCGATGCGGCGCGGGGAGCTGCGCGTGCCCCATGCGCCGACCGTGACGTAGGCCGCCCGGTACGTCGCGAGCAGCTCGATGGAGTTGAGGGTGGTCGCGGCATACGCCCCGCCGCGGTTATCGTCGGCGCGGTACTCGTCCACGCCGCTGTCCCCGATGACGCCGAGCTTGATGGTCTGCGGCGCTTTCAGAAACATACAGAGATCGCCCATACCGTCACGATCCCGGCCGCGTCCGCAGGAGCGACTTCACGTCGGCCTCGATGGCCGCGAGCCGTTGACAGATCATGTCCAGGATGACCGCGTCCGCCTTCTTCGCCAGCTCCTTCTCGACGGAGACGGCGTCCGCCTTAGTGTTGAGCTGCGCCGCCGTCCACCCCGTCAGACCGATTAATGCCGCCACGAATGCCATGATGAGCACGAGGGCCGGGATGGTGAAACTCTGGTGTCGCTCAGGCATCACCACCCCCGCTCACTGCACGTCCACGTAGCCGGCGAGAATGGCCCCGGCCGCGATCGTCTGCGCGGCGGTCAGGACCGCCACGAACTCGTCGCGCACGCTGACGTAACCCTGACCCTTGGCGTTGGTGTTGGCGAACGTCTGCGAGGTCGCCGCCGTCATGTCGGTGAGGGTGCCGTACTTCGAGTCGGTCTGGAGCCCGGTGGCCGACACGTCCGTTGTGAGGTAGTTCTGGATTTTCCCCGTGGCCGCCGCGCCGCCGGCCGTGTTCGTCCACAGCCCGCCCGTGATCCGCTCGCCCGCCTTGACCCGGGCCAGGACGATGATGGAGGCCGCGGCGTAGCCGCCCGTGGGCACCGTGATGTTGAACCAGTACCGCTTGACCGGACCGATGTCCTTGTCGGGCGCGAGCCCGTTGTACTCGTTGGTCACCTGCTCCGCGTAGTAGACAGCCATGTGCGCTCCTTACCGCGCGTTGCGCGCTAGATGAAATCCACGTGGCCGGAGATGACGGCCCCGACCTGCACCGTCTCGCCCCCGCCGTCGTCCGCGAACAGGACGCCGATGCGCGTCTCCTTGAAATTCGTCAGCACGCCCTCGGTTCCGGCGCCCTTGGCCCCGGTATCGCCGAAGGTCTGGGACGTGGCGCCGGCCAGCGTGGTCAGGCTGCCGAACGTATCCGCCGTGCCGACCGTCCAGGCGTATTCGCCGGTCCATACCGCGGGCTCGCCCTCCATGACCTTTTCGTAGGTGTAGTCGCCGATGGAGCCGGTGACGGTCTGGCCCCCCGCCGTGTTCTTGAACAGCCCGCCGACAAGGCGTTTGCCCTTGGGGATCGTCACGAGATACAGGATGTCGCCGTCCGCCACCGCGGTCTTCACGACGTGCGAGAAGTAGTGGCGCTCGATCCGTTGCGGGGGCGGAACGTGCTCGCCGCGCCACGCCTTGTCAATCAACTCCGTTGTGTATTCGGTCGCCATGCCGGCCCCTCCGCGCGGGAGGGGCGGTCCCCTCCCGCGAGCGATGGGTTGCTTACAGCAGGTAGTCCACGTAGCCGTCGATGACGGCCGCCGCCGCGATGGCCTGGGCGGCCGTGAGGACGCCGATCACCATGTCGATGGTCAGCTCCTCCCCGAAGTGCTTCGCGTCGGTGTCGGCGAAGGTCTGGCTGGTGGCGCCCGTCATGTCGGTGAGCGTGCCCCACCAGTCGTCGTCCACCACGACGTACTCCGCGGTGTACTTCCCGATCTTCCCCGTCGCGGCGGCCCCGCCCGCGGTGTTCTTCCAGACGCCGCCGAGCATGCGGGCGCCCTTGGGCACGCGGCACAGGAACAACGTGTCGCCGGCCGCGATGGTGGCGGCGGGGACGGTGTAGCTGAAGAACTGCCGCACCAACTTGCCGCACTCGTTGCCCTGGTTCAGCGCGCCGGCGCGGAGGTTGGTGACTTGATCGCTGTACAGTGAGGACGCCATGCGTCATTCCTCCTTATCGGGGTCCGCCCCCGGCTACGATTCGGTGATCTGGATCTCCACCACCTTTTCCCCATCCAGCCGCGCGCCCGCCACCGAGGTCTCGAGATAGATCTGGTTCTCGTAACTGGCGGCGGGGTTCTCGCCGATGCGTACCTTCTTCGTCCGCCCCACGCCCACGCCGACGACGCCTTTGGCCGTGAGGATGCAGGACCGGGTCGTCCCACTCTTGGCGAGCAGGTTGCTCTGCACCCACTCGACGCCCGCGTACTGCATCATGCTGCCCTGCTGGAGGGCGCGGATCGAGTTGTAGAGAATGCTCCCCACCTTGTCGATGAGTAGGGCATCCTCCAACCCCTGGGGGCTGATGTAGAAGACGAGCGGGATTTCCTCCGGGACCTCGCATTCGCGCATGAGGCGAATGCCCTGGAGGAGCTTTTCGATGGTGAAGCCGGTGCCCCCGTGGGCGATTTGGTGACTGTTGCTGTTGCGGTCGGTGGTCGGCCAGGTCTCGGTGCCGGCCGCCTCGGGTCCGGTCTTCACGGTGCCGAGCGCCGCGGCGAAGTAGGCCCGGTCGATCTGCCGGCCGTAGGCGCCGCCCACCACCGTCACGTACTTGCTGGTGGGGTCCATGAGGGTAGCGGCCTTGTCCAGATCCTCGATGGGAATGCCCGCGTTGTAGGCCACGGGCGTGGCCCAGCGCCGGTAGTGGGTGGGATCCTGCCGGGGCGTGGGCGCGCCGCGCCCGCTCTTGGGCAACATCTCGATCCAGCCGAGCCCGTCCCAGGACGTCGACTCACCGACGTCGGTCTTGACGTCGGCCCACTTCATGGTCTTGCTGCTGATCTGCTGGCCCCGCATGAGCACGAGGCCCTGGTAGGTTTTCTTGATGTTTTCGGTGATCGTCTCCGGCATCGCTGCCTCCATGAGAAACACTGCGGTTGCGCGTGTCTCGGGAGGTTGTCCGAATGCCGGGCCTCGCCTTGGCGGTCACGTCGCCCCTACGCCCCGTCTTTCCGGGGAGCCAGCCGGGTCCCAATGGGATTGCCCGGCCGATCGTGCGTCTACTGCTGAGCGACGAGGCTCTGATATTCCCGCGTCAGAGCCGCCTGGTTGTCGTGCGTTCCGGCCAGCCACTTGGGGTCGCTCTGGATCTCCAAAATGCGCTGCTGGATCTGATTGCCGCTCCGCAACCCCGCCACGCGGCCGTCAATGTGGCCATCCTCGGCGAGGCTTCGCCCGATCCGGGCGAACATCTTGACGAAGACGGGATGATCGCCCAGGCCCGTGGCATCGAGCAGCGCGGCGGCTTCCTGTTCCTCCGAATCGAAGTGCTCCACGCCACGGCGGGCGAGCGCCGTATCGCGCTGGTACGTCGCGTCGCCGACTTCCGTTTTCCAGGTCTCCAGGCCTTGGCGCCACTGCTGGCGGGCGGCCACGTCGCGCGCGTGCAGCACTTCCGCGACCTCGGGCAAGACGGCCTTGGCGACGTTCAGGGGAATCCCGTGCTTGTGCAGGATGGGCTTGAGCCCGTCCACGAAGTCCTTGGGCATGAGACGGTCCAGGCCCTCGGCGATCTCGATGGCGTAGTCCTCGGCCTTCTCTGGCACGCCGAGGGCCTTGCGGAAGGCGGTGATTTCCTCGGGAGTCGCCTTGTCCCCGGGGACCTTGAGGCTCCCCTTGAGTTGCTGGGCGACCCGGCCGTGGCTCTGCTCCAGCTCGACGTAACTCCGGGCGAGTCCCGCCACGTCCTTGAACTTCTCCAGGGTCTTGGAGCCCTTGAGGGGGATATGCGTCGGCTTTCCCTCGGCGTCCTTTCCCTCGTAGGTCTCGGGCAGGCTGTCGCGCCAACTCGCCGTTGCCGTCGTGTCTTGGGTCTGCGTCTGGGTGGCCGTCGATTGTTCGGTACTCTGAGTCGCGGCGTCGGGCATTGGTCACTCCTTCGTGAGCGAAGTTTCGGCGCGGGCCGGCGCCTGGTCGTCAGGCGCCTCGATGGCTTGCGCGCGCATCGCGTGAATGTGGAGCACGAGTTGGCGTCGGCCCTCCATGACAAGGGTGGCGTTGGCGTCCACGGCCTCGCGGGCCTGCATGGTGGTGCGCCGAAGGCAGCCCATGTCCTCCAGGTCGGTCAGGACGGTTTTGCCGTGCGGGCTCCCGAAGGTCAGGAGGTAGGCCCGCGCCAGGTCGCGTGCGGCCTGGGCCCGCTCGCGGGCCTTCACGTCGGCCAGGGTTTGTTGGTCGGGCGTGAACCATCCCATGGGCTACCTCGCTCCCGCGGGCTGGAGTTTGCTCCTGTGGTACGCACGCCGCCGTTGTTCGCGGAATCGCTCCCTGTTGAGCGCTCTCCATATCTTGACGCGATCCGCCTGATGCCTGCGGCACAAGACTTGTGCTCCGTGATGGTATCGTTTTGCCCAAAACATCAGGCCGCATGTCTCGCACACCTGAACAATCGCCATACTAGGCACTCCCCGCGGGCTGCAATGCCTTTACCATCGGCGCGGCATTCTTCATCGCCTCGGTCGTCGTCAGCGCAGCTTGCGCCTGCTGCGCCTGGGCGAGCTGTTGCGCGCGCTGGGCGCGAAGCTGCTCCACGACATCCCGGCCGCGCTGAATCTTGGCCGGGAGCCCCTTGATCTCGGCATAGGTCTGCGCGGCCTGGTCCAGGTCGAAGTTGTCGAAGGGCGACATATCCTGCGTCGCCAGGGCCAACTGCTGCGTGAAGAGCAGCGTCTGCTCGATGCCGGCCGCCTCGTCGGCCCGCTGGGCGCGGGACATGGGCCCCTCGAACTGGAAATCCAGCTCCGCGTCGGGCCGGGAGGCTAGGGCGGGCGGGAGCGGGGCCAGGGCGCCGCCCCGGTACATCAGGGCTAATTCGCGTGCGGTCAGGGGCTGGAGCCATACGGATTCGA